TTAGGTGGTCACTTACCCTTCATATTTCAGGCAAATAACAGTAAAACAAATCCTGATCAATTTGCATTGTGTCGTTTTGATATGAACACTCTAACTTACGACCAAGTAGCAAACAATGTTTATAATGTAAAACTAAAAATAAGAGAGGTGTGGTAATGGGGACGTATTATTCGGGTTCATTTTCGTATTGCCAATGTGGTGGGCGAACCATCTTGATGACAGTCCAATGGGAGAGTATTCCTGTCCTATATACTGTTCGGTAGAACACCAACATTTTAACGACCACGAGGGTCTTGCACAGGGTATCCTAATTGTGCAAAATGAATTATTATTTTATCTAGATACTCTGAAAAATCTGACACATTTAAATCCTTAGTTGTCTCAATATTAAACATTTTCTTCAAAGTTTGGTGTAATTCATCTTCTGTATAGCCAAGCTCATTTGCAATCTCTCTTATAATAGCTCTATAATACGCTAACTGCTTAGGAGAGTGGGCTTTTTCGGCACGTTTTACTTCAATCCATACTTCACCCTCATAATTATATAAACTGCGTTTAAACCCCTCCTTATCATAGAGTTTTAACTTACCATCTTTTATGTTACCTGTAAACTTCAAGTGACCTCTCTATTGTATATATTACGTTACATGATTCGCAAGCCATAATAAATTTAATATTCCTTGCCCCCATCGAACCACACAATTCACATTTATGAGATAGTTTTATGGGGTGCATATCTCTATATAAAACATTGTACCTGTTTTTTCTAAATTGATGCCCATTTGTAGGATCAATATCGCCTTCATTATAAAAAGTTGATTTAGAAAAATATTCATCTTTACTTATAATCCCACATAGCCATATTGCCGAAATATCTTTATGTTCATCTCTTGGATTTTCATAGCCATTTTGATAGTTTTTGTTTTTATAAGATATGCATGTAAATATATAACTATCACATTTTTGATCTGGATTAAACCCTTCTATTGATCCATCATAGTCAAGTTTCGGCATAACTGTTCGAGCTTTTGTCTTTACATCAATCTTTTGATTATTCCAGACCATGTCATAGTGATATTTTTCATCACCTTCATCACAACTTGAAACTCTTATCCCAAGATAGCTTGCTACAGCCTCTTCTCCTAAATAGCCCCTAAAGTTTCCTGCCCCAGAACTCATTGATCCGTTTAATATACCAAGTTTTTCTGCTCGCCTATATGCACGCTCAACCATATCTTGTGTATATTCTAATTTAATAATTTCATTTTTCATATTGAACTACTGTTGTTTATGTAAATAGTTTAAACTGCATTAGATGGTGTCACCAAAGCTTTTTTTAAAAAGTTTATTCATTCTGTAATTGACTTTCCATAGATTTGATCTATAGTTATTATAAAACTCTGTATCTCCTATCTTATGCCACTCCTGATGATGTGGTCGGCAAAGGGGAACACAAGAAAAGTCCTCCATGCAATCTTCTTTTCTGTTGCCCCCCATACCGATGGTGTCCAAGTGATGTGCATCAACAGGAGAGAATCCACACACACTACAACCAAAAGTTTTGACGAAATTTATAAAGTCCTTATTTAAGCTCACGAAACAGCGTGTCTTTCAGTTCTTTATTTTCCATCTGTAACGATTCGTTGTGCTGATACAATTCATTCATTCTATTTATCATCTCTCCAAGTTTATTGGCTGTCATGGTCGCATAAGTCCCTGTTCTATTGCCTTTAAAAATCTGGAAATCAACTTCTTCATTCGGAATATAAAATGGAGATATTTGCTTTTTGCATTTAGCTTGCCATTTATACTCGTCATTAAGTGTCCCATCAACTCCCTCAGTAAGACCCATAGAACGACCATCACTCCCCCAAGCACGCCTGCAAGATAAGCCGACAGCTTCAAAAAAATTAACAATATTTCTCTCAAATGTATTCCCCTTTACTTTACTTTTACTTGGCATCTTCCCACTCCTTATATCTTTTATTTTGTTTGTATTTACTACCGAACTCTTCTTTCATTGCACAATGTTTGCATACAATCTTGTTATATGAATTAACAAGCAATTTTATAATAGCAGGGTGTGGACTTAAATTATAAAATACAGCTCTGTTTTTATAAACGCCACACAACTCGCATTTTCTACTTTGCTTTTCCGTTGGTGTGATTCTCAATCGGTGCTAATCCTTTATTGTTTAGGTTTTCATTTACAAGTTCAAGCAATCTTTTCTCAGTAACCTTAATCAACTTCTCTGTAACTGTGGTATTAAACTCTGTTTTCTTACCAAACAAAAAATTACCATCATCATCATATACAGATAGCTTCCTAAACTTTTTTAGTTGGCTTCTATATACAGACATTATTACATCTCTTGATTTCTGACCTGAAGACCTCATTGTATCCCTTCTTGTTCTGCCTCGCAAACAAAACATGTTTTACGTTCAAGTTTATATGTAGGCATATCAGGATGTTTTTTACATTGTATGCCCCTGTGCATACCATAAAACTCTTCCCAAACATAGCTACAATCCAAACAATATCTTAAATTAGTCTTATCCTTTTTTGAATTAGGCACTACCCCAAGCAAATAGTTTTGTATCTCATCTCTCATAAGATTACATAAGACCTTGTGCTTTCATAGCTGAAACCATTCTTGTTACGCCAATACCACCACCAAATCTTTCAAACATATCGTGAGCAAGATACTCTTCTAACTCATCCTCAACACGTTTATGCCCAAAGTGATTAAATAGTAAATTAGCATATTCTCCATCAGATATATTATAGAATTGGTCTCTCATCTCCTGCACGTCAGTTGCACGTTCAGCACTACCTATAGTCTCCATACCATGCATGATCACATCTACCTTGCTATATATACCATCACCTTTATGTTTCATATTCCAGAATGGGTGGGTTCTCAATGGAAAGTCGGTTAAGAACACGCAAGGCGTATATTGCTTACATAAAGCCTCTTCTTCATCATAGTCTAATAAATCAACATCATAATGCTTACAAGCATCATCATAGCTAATTGTTTTATGAACTTCACCAAACCCTAAATGTGATAATAATTCTGCCTCTAATTTCATCATATCTCCCATGTCACCATGAGATTCAAATTCAAACATTGGAAATATTTTCTCGTGTCTTCCCTCAACAGGATTAGGTTCATTCCTGTAGCTTGTGCTTACACAAAATACACCCTTAACATCTGGATTCTCTAATAGTTCTTTTTCAAGCCACATTTGCCCTGTTTGTGGTAGTGGATAATTAACACCATTAAATATATACTGAGATATAGTTGAAGGGTCTTCACACGCTGCGAGTATTGATTTCCTTGATTGTGTAGGAACTTCAATAAACCCTTTCTCGTCCTGAAAAAACTCTCTCATCTTCTTAGTTGTATGGCTGAAATCATACATGTTTTTCACGTCTTACTCCTTTGTTGTTTTGTTTTCTTTATCCATAGCCACAGGACTTTTACAGTTTTTAATGAGCAACTTGCAGCCTCATAATGACGTAGTCAGCACAGCAAATCCTTAAGCAATTATTTTTTTGTACTGAGTTTGCCTGTGGCTCTCTTTGGATAATGGAGAGGCATAGCTAAGTAGGAAGATAGAAAACCTACTTTTAGGGAAGGGAAACCCTAACTATGCCTTAATTCTTTTAAACATTGCTCTGCTACTTTATAGCTTTTAGCTTCAACAGAGCATTTTAGTCCCTCTTTTAAAAGTTTATTCTCAATCCTTAGAATTTCATTCTCTTTCTCAAGAATTTTAATTCTATCATTCTTTATCATTATATCCTTTATAGCTTCTTCTTTTTGGTATTCTTCGTCCATTTTAACTCCTTGATGGTTTCAAATCTTTACCACAACACCTGCTTTGCTCCATATGTATCTGGAACTTATCGTAAAAATCGTTTGATCCACATGCTGAACAATAACCTATTTTCGCATTGCCTGTAGAGTCTAATTTATAATCAGCAGAAGTTATCTTGGTATTTATAATAACTTCAGTTTCGAACTCATCCTCCCAATTTTCACCATTTATAAAAGTTGAGGGGTGTTTTATAAATTGAGGCTCTGTTCCCTGTATCTCTATTTGTTTAATATACTTTTTAACACCCTCAATGCACTCTGATTGAGTTTTCTTTGAAAGCCTATTAAATGACACCCTTGCTCTCTTTTTTTCTTTTTTGCGTGGGTAAATTGCCCAAAAATCATCAAATTTTCCCATTATTGTTCCCTCTACCATAATTTTGCCCTTTTTTTATCCCTTAATTTTTTTTGATATGCCCTAACACAAGATAAACACCAAGACTTGTTAGCCCCATACTCTGATTCTAATTTGTCTTCATTGC